GTGTTAACGCACATCTCTCAGAGAAGGAGTTTCTCCATTCTCTCTAAAGTTGTTACCCGCTTGGGTAACAAGCGTAGCGAAGGCAACTCTCTGTTTTCAGAGACAGCCTCCGGGACTCCTGACAAACCTCCCAGGTCCTTAAGGAAGACCAGGAATGTCGCCACAAGCTCTTTAGATAAGAGCTTGAGGAGGACCGACCTTACCTTCACGTCGAAGGTTTGGAGAATCTGAAGGACATGATCCATTGAGACCATGCCGGACGGATTCTTTAAGTGTTGATCACCATAAACATTTTGGTGAATAACACTAGATAGGCCCATCATGGAGCCGACCACACTCTCCGATTGCTGGAAAATGGTATCCGTTAACTCAGTCATCTTAACCAGGTTTGAGCCTGGAAAAGAAAAATTGAGACCATTTGGTAAACAACAATGTTTTACCAAATCGAATATCACTTTCTGACGGTTTGAGAGCAGTGAGCGACTGCGACAGCCCATTTGACGACAGATATCAAGGAAATTGTCGTTACTAATTTCCCGCCATTTATACTGAGGTATTACCTTAGTAGAAGTGACGATCTTTCCAGCAAACTCACAGAGTTTGTTTGACGAGATTGATTTATCTCGTGAATATGGGCAGTTCATTTGTTCGAGCATCTTAATGTATTTGGTGTTGAGATCGTTATCAAGGATCACAACATCATCACCAAGAACATAGAAGGAATTTCCATGTTTTTGACCATTAAGATACCACAAAAGCAAACCATGGGACAATGTAAATGCACCAAAACTCGGGTATAACCCCAAGGGTTGGCCACATTTCCATTGTAGCGTACCAGAAATTCCTTCTGCACGCCAATGACTCCGACTAATGTCTTCGAAAAGACGTAAGTCAGGGACATCGCCAAAGAAAGCTTTTAGGACTGTAACTTGTATTTCCAGAGGGAAATAATCAGTTGCAGAACTAAGGTCGATACTATGAATCGTTCGACCTTCGGACAAATGGTTGCGGAGTACTGAGAACGGGAGAGATTGATCATGAGTGCAGTCCCAAGGAAGGGACTTCACTAACTCATATATTGAATCACCAAGAGGCCTCAAAGCCAATTGGTGAACCAGATGCGGGCTAGCAATGCTACGAAGCTTGCCACCTGCTTCTTGGAGAAAATGAATTTCTCCACCTTCAATGAGAGATCGAGAAGAACGTTTATACCAGGAACCAAGTTCATTGATTTTATCAATGAATCCGGTTAATCCCTTTAGTATGGGACCGTAAAGGTCTTCGTATTCAAAATACAAAGACACGTGCTTCGGGTCACAGAAGTAAAGAGCATTGCTCATTACGTCCATGTCCTGATTTCTTAGTAACTCTGGGCGGTCTCGCAAAGACCACTCATCCCAATTGAGTTTGGGCTTAAGTTTACTAGGAGAACCTCGATAAACAAGGAGTGAAAGCTCCTCATTTCGATCAATCTTTCTACGGGAAAAGTTCTGACGTATTGATCTGCCAAGACCAATAAGTAGACTCTTAGGAAGCTTAGGAGCTTCAGAAGAGATCGCTGTCATGAATTTCAACTCTTGAGTAGGAGTCAAAGACTCAAACTTAAAAGTCGAATAAATCATCGAGGCTTGAATTGCTTTGCCAAAGCAAATCTCATCCCGCTGACTATATCGTAACAACGAACCAAAAACACCTGCAATTTCTCCCTTTCTGTTCTTACGAACAGTAGAGAGTGGCGGCAAGTGTGACTGGACGCGAAGAATGTCAACTTTGAAGGCTTTCAACCTTCGAATTGTCCATTCAACACCAGAACAAGACACCCACTTACAAACATCATCGGCCAGGCCTTTGATGATGTGAGCAGGAACTCCAATCACTGAAAGACGGTGCGTCATTCCCTCATGAATCCTACCAATTACGGTAGACATATCGTCCTCCTTTCGAAGAGGATTTTATGCAGTTCATGATGGCGACGAACCATCAATGGAATAGGTTGGCTCCACTAGGAATGGAGTGAGTGATAGATCACCAACGCTATCAATACCACAATCCCAAGGAAGTAAATCCAAAACAATCGGCCAAGGTTCAAAACCTTAGGTTCAGAACGTTTGGTAGACTGATTTGAGGAGTTTTCTGGTATAATAACCGTTGGCAAAGCCAAGGGTGTTCCACCAGTTACGTCTTTTACAAGGCGTTCCATCTTCCCTTCTAAACGCTTAATTTGCGCTTCTGCTTCAATAAGCTTCGAGCGTAGTGATGCGTATGAAGGTACAAATGGTATATCTAACATTTCGGTTAGATAAACTTGGAGGGCATCCTTACGTTTACACGGAGGAAGCCGTTCAAGACTCTTCAACTGAGTTTGAACTGCTAAAAGCAGTCCTATCTCTTGACTCGGTTCAACCAAGTCGGGAAAGGGGATATCCTTTCGCGGTAGACTTTCCATCGCTAACTCCTTTCTGGGTGGGC